ATTTATTAACAGATGATGATATTCCATTTTGATGCAACAGATAGACTGGCAAAGAATAGCACCTGAAGTTGCACTACAACTACTAGGTGAGCCTAAAACCAAAAGGTCACATGAATGGCGATATGGTAATCATGGTTCTCTAGTAGTCAATGTAGATGCTGGAACTTGGTGGGATTTTGAAAATGATAAAGGTGGTGGATTAATAGATTTAATCAAACACATGAATCAAGATGTCAATTCTATTTTAAAACAGTTTGGTTATGACTTAGCATTACAATCTAATGACTCCTTATTAAGTGGTTTTTACCCCCCTAAAAGCGAAACCACTAGTAATGCTAGGTCATTCTCTCGAGAGCAGATGATTGACCTTTACAAGCAAGCAATTGTGAAGGTCAACTATGCTGATAACTTTATGGTTTTAAGATTTCCTGAAGGACATTACATAAAGCAAAAATATGCACCATTTACCCTTAATCCTGATAGCACTTGGTCTATGAAGCGACCTGAAGGCTCTCTACCAATTTATTACACAAATAAGTACCCTGATAAGGCTATTATTATAAATGAAGGTGAGAAGGCTCTGAGAGGATGTGAGAGCATTTGGGATTATGACAGTGCAACTTGGCATGGTGGGGTCAATGCTTGGAAAAAAGCAGATTGGAGTCCTATATACGGAAGAGACGTAGTTATATTTCCTGACAATGATGAAGCAGGAATAAAGTGTGCAAATGAATTATCTCGATTCTTAAAAGAGAACAAATGCAAGGTTAAGGTTATACAGCCACCAGTAGACTTTAATGAGAAAGATGATTTATACGATGCATACGAATCAGGTTATTTTAAAGATTCAAAACAATTAGAAGATTACATAAATAAGAATGAGGTAGAACGTCCAAGAGGTTCTTTATATTTCCAAACAGTCAATGAGATTATGGAGAAAATGACTGAGCCTGACTGGTTAGTAGATAGATGTATAGAAAGAGCTACAGTTACAAGTATTTATGGAGCACCTAAGAGTGGTAAGTCGTTTATAGCTATTGCTATGGCTTGCTCTATTGCATCAGGTAAAGATTTCTATGGATTTGATACTAAACCATCTACAGTGCTTTATTTAGCTGGTGAGGGTCATACTGCTGTTGCTAGACGTATCAAAAGCTATGAGCAGTTTTATAGCAGAAGTTTATCTGAAGCACCATTATTAATATCTAATAGAGGTTCAAGAATAGGTGATGATGCTGAATTTGCTATGTTGCAAGAAGTTTGTAGAGACATAGAAAGAGAGCATGGGAATGTAGGCATGATTATTGTTGATACTCTTGCAAGAAACTATGGTCTCAATGAGAACAGCACTGAGGATATGAATAAGTTTATACAGCGTATTGACGAGCTTAAGGAAGAATTTCAAGCATCTATGGTCATAGTGCATCATACAGGTCATGTCTCTAATGGTAGAGCTAGAGGTAGCTCAGTATTACCAGCAGCTCTAGATTATGAATTTAGGGTAGATAGAGATAAAAACAGTGATGATAAGGCTATGCTTGTTACTTTGAAGCAAACATTGGTTAAAGATGGTACGCCTATCGATGACCTTTATTTCCAATTTAAAGAACTTACATTATATGGATATGAAGGTGTTACATCAGGTGTATTAGCATTAACTGATGAATCTCCTAAGAAGATAGGTTTATCTAAAGCTAGAGAAGCTACGATTAAAGCTATAGAGAAGATACAAAAAGAAAAAGCACCAAATGACCCTGTAAGTTATTGGGTCAAGCATACAATTCTTTTAAATGAGATGGAGATAAACGATAGTACATTGAAGTCAAGATTAAGAGATTTAAAAGACAATGAGCTAGTTCATTACAAAGAAGGATATGGTTATCAGTCTAAAAACTTAGATAATGAGGTATTTTGATATGGTTTGGTTTAGGTTTGGTTTAGGTTTGGTTTTGGTTTGGTTTTTTAGCAAAATCATCAAAAAGTTGGTTGGTTTGGTTTGTATTTCTAATACAACCAACCCAAACCACTATGAGATTCGAGTATTATGACCAAACCTATAAAAACATATTTAGACGAATCTTTAGAGGATAAATTAAAAGCATTAAGGATTTATGAGCTTGAAACTTTTGTAAAGTGGGGTTCAAGAAGACGTGTCTTTAAGATGGTAGGAGTTAATTTTGAGATTAAGTTTTGTAGAGCAGAACAAATATTAAAAGATTCTCTTCATAACGATACTACACAACAAAAGATTAAAATGGTTGAGATGATGATGAGAGCTTATGAGCAATTAAATATTAAATGCGAAGAAAGTGGTTACATTATGATACAACCAAATACTAAGTGCTTTAACTTTGATAAAAAGACTGCATTAGTTTGTGATACTGATGATGAGAAACCAGCACTTGAAATGATACACAAAGATGAGAAGGACATTATGATATTTAGTATTGAAGAATTATTACGATGTATTCCTGATGATTTTATGAAAGCAAAAGAACTATTATCTAAATTAGATAAGTCAGTAAACATACAGAAGGTAACTTATTATGACTAAGTGGCATGGTGGTAAGGGTAGCAAACGTAGACCTGAAGATAAGAAAAAGATAGATGCCAACTGGGATAAGATATTTAAGAAGGAGAAGAAGGATGCCAATAAAACTAAAACCAAGTGCAACGATTAGAGATAGAGCTACAGGTAAGATAACCACTGAGCATTACTATTTAAAGTGTATGACACTAAAAGAACTGAATGATTACATTGAATCACCAAGTGCAAAGAAAAAGGTCATACAAAAATGTAAAAATGAAATAATAAGGAGACAGAAATGAGTGACCCAGTGAACCATCCAGCACACTATAATCAGAATGGTATAGAGTGTATTCAATATATAAAACAACAATTAGGCAGAGAATTCCCTGCTTATCTTGAAGGTAATGCAATTAAATACCTGCATCGCCACAAATACAAAGATGCCAATATACAAGACTTACAGAAGTCTGTTTGGTATATTAATAAGTTAATAGAACATTACGAGAACTTATGAAGATAGATAAACAAAAATTAGAACAGAAGATTAAGGAAGGCAAATCATCACATGATATTGCTATGACTTATGATGTGCATCCATCTACTATAAGAAGGAAAGCAAAAGAGTTAGGACTTAAGTTTCAAACACAATCACATTGGAGAAAGGGATGAGGGTATCAGTTAAAAGCAATATAGATGAAGTAACTAAATGGACTACAAACGTCCAAAAAAAACAAATACCATTTGCTACATCTAACGCTATAAACAAAACATTATTCCAGCTTAGAAAAGAGATGATGAAACAAACTGTTAAGAAGTTAGATAGACCAACTCCTTTTACCCAAAAAGGTTTCTTGGTACAAATGGCAAAGAAAACAAATCTTAGAGGTATGTTGTTTGTAAAAGAACAAGTGGAGAAATATTTAAAATATCAAATTAATGGTGGTGTTAGAAGTACTGGTAAACAAATTCCTGTACCTTACATAGATAACGCAAGACTTAATAAGTTTGGAAATGTTATTGGTAAAAGGTCAGGCTTGATAAAAAAAGATACACAGTTCTTTGGAACTATAAAAGGTGTCAATGGTATATGGGAAAGGCAGAAGCAGGACAATAGATTAAAATTAATTTATGCATTAACTAGAACTGCTACATATGAACCCAAGTTTCCATTCTATGTTATAGCTGATAAGTTTGTGGCTGCTAACTTTGATAAAAACTTTGCTGAAAAATTTGCTCATGCACTGAGGACTGCTAAATGATAGGTTCTTCTAGGCTATTTATCGTGGGTTTATTCGCACCACAGTTTTTTTCTAGCGACAGTCTGAATTTAATTAGGTAATAAACGCACTGTATGGCTACACAAAGAGAGATTGCAGACCATTTGGATTTATCAGTCAAAAGGGTCTCAGAACTCATTAGAGATGGTATCTTTCCCTCAAAACAGGGTAGAAGTCCTCTAAATATGGATGTTTGCAGAGTTGCATACATTTCGTACCTTAGAAAACTAGGTGGATATCACAAAAGAAGTGGTACTGGTGATATTGCAGAAGAAAAAACTAAACTAACTGCAGCTCAAGCTAGAAAAGCAGAATTAGAAGTAGAAGAATTAGAAGGCAACCTAATACCAGCACAATTAGTTGAAGATACTTGGGTTGATTATGTGTCTAATGCTAGAGCAAGGCTATTAGGACTACCTTCAAGAATCGCACATCAGGTTATTACTGTAGATAAGTATGCTGAAGCAGAATTAATAATAAAAGAACAAGTGCATGAAGCACTTAACGAGTTAGCTCAAAATGGAATACCTCAAAAATATAGAAAAGGTGATACAGGAGACGAATCAGACATGGACTCCACCACCCAATCTGAAGATTAGCGACTGGTCAGATAACTACAGACGTTTATCTCCTGAATCTTCAGCAGAAGCAGGAGCATGGAGAACTGATAGAGCACCTTATCAAAGAGAAATAATGGATTCTTTTAATGACCCTGATATTCAAAGAATAGTATTTATGAAGTCTGCTCAGGTTGGTGCTACCGAGATTCTGCTAAATGTCATTGGTTACTACATAGACCAAGACCCAGCTCCAATGTTAATTATGCAACCAACCTTACAAATGGCTCAAGCATTTAGTAAAGATAGACTTGCTACTATGATTCGAGATTCTGAAAAGATAAGAGATTGTGTAAAAGACCCAAGAAGTCGTGATTCAGGAAATACAGTTTTATCTAAAAAGTTTGCAGGTGGTAATTTAAACATTGTTGGTTCTAATTCTGCATCAGGACTTGCATCAAGACCAATTAGAATTGTATTAGCTGATGAGGTTGATAGATACGAACAATCAGCAGGAGCAGAAGGTGACCCAATATCACTTGCAACTAAAAGAACAACTACTTTTTGGAATAAAAAAATATATATGTGTTCTACTCCTACAATTAAAGGACTATCAAGAATTGAAACTGCTTTTGAAGAATCAGATAAACGTTATTACCATGTTCCTTGTCCTGAATGTAATGAGAGCCAAGTTTTAAAATGGAAGAATGTAGTTTGGGATGAAGATAAACCTGAAACAGCTTCTTATGCTTGCGAACATTGTGGTTCAGTTATAGATGAATCTAAAAAACAATGGATGTTAAAACATGGTGAATGGATTGCATCAGCACCTAAATCA